ACATGATCAATCCTTAGTAATAGGCCCGCCAGACTTCCAAGCATCACAAGTGCGGGCCGCTGCACAAGTGAATTGAAACAGGTCGCAGTAGCCCAGATCGGCTGCTTTTACGAACTGCTCATCGTAGGACAACTCGCCCTCATTCTCATCTTTTTCCAGCCCGCCAATGATGCACTGCATCATTTTGGGCGTCTGAATAAACGCGGCGCAGTTGCCGCAGAGCATACCCATGATGGATTCTGTGGGTGCGTTGTACATCTTGGCCTTCTTCATCCAGAAGGCGTGATTTTTCTCGTCAGGATTAGGCGGGCCATAACCAAATTTCGCAAATGCGTGGTTGCGATTCTTCAGGTTGATGGCCACATCCTGGGTGGCTACGGGGCAGACGTTAAAGAGTTTCATAGCACTTTACGAGGGCGTCCGCGAGGACGGACGATTTGCTGCGGAGCGGTAAACGGAGTGTCTACGCGCTGGGCATTTGGGTCAAACTCTTTTTGGGGTTCGTCTTCGTCTACTCGGACGTAGCCTGCGTGGCCCCGCATGGAATCAATGTCGTGCTGGAAAGTGAACGTCACCGTGTTACCACTTTGGAGGCAGCGAAACGTAGCCATATGAATCCTAGAAAAACAGGGGGCGCTAGGCCCCCTGTGGTTTAGATCACAGCGCGTGCGATCACCAGTTGCACGGTGGTGGATGCCAAATTGACAGCGCCCCCGGTGGTGTTGGTGCTGGCGATGGTGACCGTGTTTGCAGCCGAGACATAAGCACGACGGACTAGACCGCCTTCGCTGACGCCAGCAGACATGCCGAGCACCATATCGCCCAGGGCAACGCCGGGGACAGTAACGGTATCAGTGCCGGTTGCTTGGTCAGCAATTTCAGCCGTGTCCAGAGTGCAAGTAACGTCCCAAGTGTCCGTAAACAGACCCCGGAACTGATCATTCCCGCGACGGGAAGTAACAGCGGTAGCAGCAGCCATATCAATCTCCTTAAAAAAGACGCCCCCCAGCTTGTGGCCAGGGGGCTAGTCATTAGGCCGGAACGGCCAGGGCGAAGGCGGCGGAAGCGTCAGCAGCGGTGCTGGTGGCGTTGGTACGCAGAGCCTTAACACCGTACAGCGTGTCAGCGGTGAACAGGGTACCGAGGTATTCCTGCTTGTACTGAGTCTGCGAACGGATGCCCAGTTGCTCAACCAGCACCATCGCATCGCGGTGGCCCATCAAGCAGATACGGTCAGCGCCGCCATTACCCGCGCCGGTGTCGGCGTTGGAAGAAGCGAACACGGCCATACCGTAGAGCTGACCGATTTCACCGTTGCGGATCGCATCGCCGTTGCCGACGAAGGCTTGCTCGGTGTAACGGGCCAGACCCATCAGGGTGTTGCGGCTCGACGGGGGGATCAGGAAGAAACGGCCATCCATCGGGATGTCGTTGTCGTCCAGACGCTGGATGGTGCGGCGGATAGCAGCATCGGTCAGCGCGGCAGCGTTCGAGGTGGTGCTGTTGTAGGCGGTGGTGCCATCAGAACCGACGAAAGCCTTGGTGCTGGTGTTGCTGGTAGCGTAGTCGTTGGTGCCAACGGTAGCGCCGTTGAAAGCGCGGCCCAGTTGAACCAGATCGGTGTCGATACGACGAGCCAGAGCGTAACCGGCGTCTTCCGTGTAGAAAGAACGCAGCGAGGTCAGAGCCTGGACTTCGACGATGTCTTCGATCAGGCGGCTGTACTCAAAATGACGGTTGATCAGCACGGGGATCAGCGTGTCGCTCTCAGCGATCAGGGTGACAGCATCGGTCGCAACCTTAGCCGAGGCGTTGCCACGAGCGGGGCTGGGGATGTTGACGGTGTCGCCCTTCTTGCCTTTGAAGTTCATGCGCTTGACCACGTTGGCCAGAACAAGGTTCTTCTTAAAGGCGGCAACAATTTCATCACTCCAAATCTCAGGAATGAAGTTCGCTGCGGAAGTGGTGGTAACGCTGTTAGTCGGGGAAAAGGCGGTGTTTGCCATAGTTCAAATCTCCAAAAAAAGAAAGGTGGTCTACTTGACCCGGCCTTCTGCGTACGCTTTGATGATCTCATCACTCAGCGATTCGTAGCGGCCCGGGTCGGTCATCCTTAGCCGGATCAGGTCAGCACGGCGATAGACGCGCTTTGAGCTTTCGCCAGATCCCCCCACATCAACTTGCGCGGTCTTAAGATTTTGCTTCCTGACTACCTCACCGGCATCTTCAGTCTGCTTGCTCTTAACGCCACGGATCTGCTTGTAGGTTGACAGCAGTTCATTGGCCGAATCAAAGTCAAACTCGCTATCGGCTCTAGCGTAGAGGCCCACCCGGATAGGCGAGCTTTTCACCCAAGACGCAAACTCAGGGTCTTGAACCAACTGAGCATAATCCGGGTGCTCTTGCGAGAGCTTTTGCTGAGTCTGCATCCGTCTAAAGTCGGCAGCAGCTTGTCGCGCCGCCAGCACATCGGGATGTTTATCAACGGTCTTTTGAACTGCCTTCTGCGGATTCTCAAAGAAATCTACTTCCGGCTCGTCCTCAATCTGACTGGGTTGTTGCTTAGAACTTAGACTTTGCTTGAGCAGCTCATCGGCGAGTTTTCGCACTTCCCCAACTTCTTGGGCTTGTTTGCCAATCAGCTTTTCAGCCTCTTGGTGCATGCGAATGACTTCTTCCAGGCTTTTTGTCCTGTATTTCTCAGGAAGCTCTGGCGTTTTAGTCTCTTCAGCTTCGATTTCGCTGGGCGTGTTCGGTTCTTCGTCAATCAACATAAATGGTTCCTGCCAATCTGGTTGTAGGAGATTCAACTCGGCGCTCATGCTTATGAGTTGGCTTTGCGCTCTGCATTCAACTTTTCGATGTGTTTGCGCTCAAACCGCCCATGTTCGGACGGAAATTGCCCAGACCAACCTTCGAGTTTGAAAGTAGGAGCACTCATGATGCGTGTTGCGTTTCCACCACACGCGCACTGAACGTTGAACGACTCATAATCGGTCAAACGCTCAATTCGTTGCCCGCATTTGCAGGCGAATTCATAGATTCGTTTCGGCACTTAGTTCCTCGTATGCTCGTTCGCTGATCTGCTTGAGATTTCTCAGCCATAGCAAGATTGACAATTCGCCCTTGCGAAATTGTAAGGCGTTGCCGTCCTCAATCGTAGAAATATTGTTTAGCGATTCCAGCATCTTGTCAACATCTTCCATCAGGTCTATCCAGCCCTGCTGGGAGAACATGCTAAATCGTTCTTCGTAATATTTCTGGAGTTCAGGGGTCATGCCATTGCCTGTCGGAGGATAAAGATGATGATGACGCCAATGATGATGACAGCGATGGCGCCACCGATGATTTGAGCGGCCAAAAGGCGCTGGGCGACTAGCTTCTTCCTTGCAATTTTGGATTCGCGTTCCGCTTTTTCCCTGGCTTGGCGAATCTTGGCCCGCTCGATGAGCATCTGCTCCCAGAGTTCGGGGTACCCCCCGTACACCAGTTGATGCTTGAGCTGCTCTTCCATCTCACGCAACTGATTGGCCTGCATGACGATTTCCATCGCCTTGCCCGTATCTGACTGGCCCTTCTTACCGGCATCGTTAGCGGCCTTCTGGACAGCGTCTTTGGCATCAAAAAAGCGGCCAAACTCACCGACAAGACCCTGGATGTCTTTGCCGAGTTTGATTGCCTTTTGGATGCCTGCGACAGCAGCCTGGGCGGTAGCGAATGCGGTGATCGGATCTATCACATAAGCACCCAGATGCCGAGCTTGATCAGCCCGATCAGCGATCCGACCAGCAAAGCAGCGACGGCAAAGCCAAGTATGAAGTCAAGCATCATCCTTTTCCTTTTTCGCCAGTTTTAGGTGCTGGTGTTTGTACCAGATGTTTACGATCAGACCGATGATGGCAATGATCAAGCCGCCAAAAGCCGCAATCTCATTCGCGGTCAGGCCGAAATAAACGGCGCTGGCGCTGCCGCCGTACTGTGCGGTGGTTGCTACTTTGACGACTTCGACGCTCATGGCTTATTCCTCGGCAGGCAGTGGCTCGTTGCCTTCAGCGACCCACGCCTGAAACTCAGGGTACTCAGCCGTGCAGGTCAGGCGGCACTTGCCGTCATCATCAATACGGGCAAGAATTTGTGGTTCGCCTTCAACGGCGGGAAGCATTTTGAAAATCATAGTTCAGCACTCCATGCAAGAAATGCGTTTGCGTTAGCTGCTCTGATTTGCCCACCAAAACCCGTAGTAAGCCCAGAAGCAACGGTCAGGTTGACGGAGGCACAATCAATAGTGGAAATTCCAAAAGCGGGCACTGAGTTACACGCTGGATTTGCAGCACCAGCTATAACCGTGTAGTCAGCCGCAGTTCCTGACTGTTCTAGGCTGAGAGGTCGAGTCCTCATAGATGTCGGAAAACTAACTAATGCAGTTGCAACAGTGGTCGAGTCACAAAAAAGAGACCCCATCCGCGTTCCGGTTGCTTCGCTTTTAAGCCTGTAATAATACCGCTGACACA